ATGCAATCTCCAGAGTTAATGGGATTAGGAGCGCAAGAAACTCAGTATGCTGCTTCGGGTGGCGCGGTAGGTACACCGGAGGACGTATATTATTTTGGTGTTCCTCAAATAATGGGGATGATGCAAGACCCGAATCCCCAGATACAGCAGGTTGGTATGCAATTAGCTGACCAAATGGAAAGTATGCCTGATGCGGGAATGGTTCCAGCAACCGCGAATCAAATACAAACAATGGCTATGGGTGGTGCCGTTACTGCAAAAAAGTTTGAAGAAGGTGGTGGTACTAGCACTGCTCAATCTATAGGAGAAGGGTTTGTAAGTAACCTTCCAATAATCGCACAAATTAATGCTTTAAAAGATGTAAAAGAAGCTGAAGGTTTAGAAAAATTAGTAGAAGGGTTAGATATACTCCCTGTTAATCCTGTAAAATTATTGAGAAATATAAAAGCGCGTAAAGAACTTAGAGCAGAACGTAAAGCAGAAGAACAAGCAGATAGAGAAAGAGAAGAAGCTATAGTTTTTGGTCCTCAGTCGAAAGCTAACGGTGGCCCAATTACTTCTGAACGCCTTAATCAACTTAGACGCCGTTGAGTACACCACTAGAGCAATTACGAAGTGTAGACCTTTCGCATCTTTCTAAAGAAGAAGCGAAAGAATTTACAATACTTTTAGAAGAATTAGAAAAGCGTGAAAAGCGTGAAGAGTCTATGGCTTCGTTTTACGATTTCGTTAAAGCGATATGGCCTGAATTTATTGCAGGTGCGCATCATAAAAAGATGGCCGAAGCGTTTGATAAAATAGCTAGTGGTGAATCTAAACGTCTAATAATTAATATGCCCCCGCGACATACGAAATCCGAATTCGCGTCATATTTATTCCCTGCCTATTTATTAGGTAAGCGTCCTAAATTAAAAATTATTGAAGCAACGCACACCGCTGACCTTGCGATTAATTTCGGTCGTAGAGTTCGTGACTTATTAGAAAGCGAAGAATACGCAGAGATATTTCCTGCTACTGAATTAAAGGCCGATTCACGAAGCGCGGGTAAATGGAGTACTTCTCAGGGCGGTCAGTATTATGCGGCGGGTATTGGTGGTGCACTCGCGGGACGTGGTGCTGATTTATGTATTATTGATGACCCTCATTCTGAGCAAGATGCGTTTTCTGATAAAGCGTTAGAGGAGGCTTACGAATGGTATCAAACTGGGCCTCGTCAGCGTTTACAGCCAGGAGGTGCGATAGTTATCGTAATGACTCGCTGGGGTAAAAAAGACGTAACGGGTAAGTTATTAAAAAAGATGACGGAGCAAAAGGGCGGCGATAAGTGGGAGTTAATTGAATTCCCAGCTATATTACCGTCAGGTAAACCGTTATGGCCTGAATTTTGGCCGTTAGAAGAATTAGAAGCGACTAAAGCGTCGATTCCCCCGTCTAAATGGGCAGCGCAATATATGCAGCGGCCTACAGGTGAGGGTATATCTATCGTTCCGAAAGAGTGGATTAAGCGATGGCCTAACGATGACCCTCCTTCGTGTGATTATTTGATACAAAGTTACGATACAGCGTTTTTAAAATCAGAAAGAGCTGATTATAGTGCGATAACAACGTGGGGTGTTTTCTATCCGGAGGGTAAAATTAACGATGAGATGTACTCTGGTAAGGACGCGCACCTAGTTTTATTAGATTGTGTTAAAGAACGGTTAGATTTCCCTGAATTAAAGCGCGAAGCGATGCGGTTATACGAGTATTGGGAGCCTGATTCAGTAATTATTGAAACAAAAGCGTCAGGTATACCGTTAACACAAGAGTTAAGGCGGCAAGGTATTCCAATAAATACCTTTTCACCGAGCAAAGGTCAGGATAAAATCGCTAGATTAAATACAGTAAGTGCGATTTTCCAAGAAGGTCGCGTTTGGGTTCCTGAAACTAATTGGGGACAGGAATTAGTAGACGAAATTGCGGATTTTCCTAACGGAGAGAACGATGATTGCGTCGATGCTACGACATTAGCGTTAATGCGCTTTAGAAATGGCGGGTTTTTGCGATTAGACGGCGATTATGCCGAAGAAGAAGAGTATTATCCTAAAATAAGGGCATATTACTAATTTACCCTTCCAAAAAATAAGAGTATCGTGGCGAACCATGGCTGAAATACAAATTCCAGAAGAATATGAAGGCGAAGAAGAGATAGAAATCCTTTTTGACGAGGAAGATAATCTTGTAGACCCTTCTATGTTAGAAATGGAAGACAATATTCCGTTTAATGAAAATTTAGCGGAGTATTTAGACCGTTCTACGTTATCTTCTATTTCTTCAGAGCTATCTAGTAGTTTCGAAAACGATTTAGACTCTAGAAGCGATTGGTACGAAACTTTTAAAGATGGTTTAGAACTTTTAGGTATTCAAAACGATGCTAGAAGCGAACCTTTTGAAGGGGCCAGTGGAGTTTACCACCCTTTGTTAGCAGAAGCTGTTACCCATTTCCAAGCTCAAGCCTATAAAGAGCTGCTTCCTGCTAATGGCCCAGTAGATACGAAAGTTATGGGCGCGTCTAATGATCCTAAAGCGATGCAAGCTAATCGTGTAAAGGATTTTATGAATTACCAGCTTATGTATAAGATGGAAGAGTACGATCCAGAAATGGATCAAATGCTGTTCTATTTACCCTTATCTGGTTCTACATTTAAAAAATGTTATTTCGACCCTGCGATGGGTAGGATTGTTTCCCGATTTATTAGATCAGAAGATTTAGTAGTCCCGTATAGCGCAACAGATTTACATACGTCTCCTCGTATAACGCATCGTATGTCTATGACTGAAAACGATTTGCGTAAACTACAGTTGAGCGGGTTTTATTTAGATACTGATATGAACGCTCCGATGTATAACGACGGAGATGATTCGGTTCAATCTAAAATAAATGAGATTGACGGTGTTACCCGAACAGGGGAACAAGAAGATTATACGTTACTTGAATGTCATGTTGAATTAGATATTGAAGGTTTTGAGCATACAGATAGTGAAGGTGAACCGACAGGGTTAGCGTTACCGTATATTGTAACTATTTGTAAAGATACAAACGATGTATTAGCGATTAGACGTAACTATCTTGAAAACGATCCTATGCGTAAAAAGATTGAATACTTTACGCATTTTAAATTTCTTCCAGGATTAGGGTTTTATGGATTTGGTTTAATCCATATGATTGGAGGAGTTACTAGATCTTCGACAGCTATTTTACGTCAGTTAATTGATGCAGGAACTTTAGCTAATTTACCGGCTGGTTTTAAAGCTCGGGGATTAAATATCCAAAGATCTGATGATCCTGTACAGCCAGGAGAATGGAGAGACGTTGATACTCCAGGAGGAACCATACGTGATTCCTTTATGCCGTTGCCCTATAAAGAACCAAGCCCTACTTTAGCAAATTTGTTAGGATTACTTGTTGAATCTGGTCAGCGTTTTGCTTCCGTTATGGAACAAAATACTGGAGACGGTAATAGCGAAGCTCCTGTAGGAACTACTGTCGCTCTTTTAGAAAAGGGCCAGAAAGTTATTTCATCTATTCATAAACGTATGCACTATGCACAACGTAGTGAATTTAAAATATTAAAGAGATTGTTCGGTGAGTATTTACCCCCTGAATATCCTTACCAAGTACAAGGTGCACAGCAAACAGTATTTGCGGAAGACTTTAACAATAGTGTTGACGTTATCCCTGTATGTGACCCTAATATCTTTAGTACGACTCAACGTATTATTTTAGCGCAAACCCAGTTGCAAATGGCACAAAGCGCACCGCAGTTACACAATATGAAAGAAGCCTTTCGTAAAATGTATATTGCGTTAAATATTAAAGATATTGACGATATTCTAATTCCAGATATTCCTCCTGCTCCTAAAGATCCTATTCAGGAAAATATGGATGCAGTTATGTCAATGCCGTTAAAAGCGTTTATACAACAAAACCACGATGCGCATATCCAAGCGCACGTTGCGTTTATGCAAAATCCTCAAAACCAGCAAAACCCTCAAGTTATGGGCGGGTTACAAGCACATATACAAGAGCACCAAGCTCTTAAATATCGTATGCAAGTAGAAGAAATGCTGGGTCAACAAGGTATGCAATTACCACAGCCTGGACCAGACGGTCAAATGCCTCAGTTACCGCCAGAAATGGAAAGTCAGATTGCTATGGCAGCTGCGCAGGTAACTCAGGAAATTACTGGTCAAGCACAGGCATTAGCTCAAGCTCAAGCGGCACAACAACGAGATCCTGCACGCGAAATGTTTGATGCACAAATGGATCTAGAACTTGAGAAACTCAAGCAACGTGATAGAGATTCTGAGCGTAAAGCACAGCTTGAAAGAGAACGTCTTGAATCTCAAGAACAGCAAACAGATATACGAGTAGCCTCTGAGCTACAACAAGCCGAAATGCGTGACGATCGTGAAGTAGATTCTAATTTAACAGATATTGCGAAGATAGTTCGCGAATCAAGGGAACAAGACTAAATGCCCCATCTAATCAGCAATATTCCTCACTTTAATTGCTGGGTTAGAAAAGAATATACACACAATCACTTGAAATACCATGGCGAGTATTTACACGCGATAGCAATTGCGGTAAATACTATCCCTGATAGATGTTTATCTTTCCAAGTCGTATTTACTGGATACGAAATGGATGAAGAAGAAGATTCTGAAAATCTTCATGGTGGGGCGATGTGGGCTAGGATGCCGATAACCGCTTTAGTTGCAGATGCAGTTCTTGATGAAATGCCAGAACCTATGGCTACTCATTTAGCGCAACCTTGGGATTGTAGTTCTCGAGACCATGAAGCCATTGTTATGGATCGCGTATCTTCTAGTCCTTGGTTATGTAAGATAGATAATGAGTTTCATACAGGTAAGTATTTGTTTACCGTCGATTATACAGGTAATGATATTGCCGACGATCCTGCACAACATAAGCAGAATCATGTAATTCAGCTAACGGATGCTGGGAAATGGACGGGTAATATTATAGCGTTACCTAATAATCGTGTAAGAGCGACTAACCCTGCTTTATGGGAGACAGGTTCAGGAGCACCGGACTTTTATCCTAGTCAACACGTTCATAGTGCGGAATGTGATGATAGTTATATGGATCCGAACATTACGTTTAATAATTTATACTCTGAAGGAGAATAAAATGCCTGGAAAAAAAGCAAACAAAAAGATGCCTAAGAAGATGATGAATGGTGGAAAATCTTCTAAGAAAATGCCTATGATGAAAAGAGGCGGGGCAACAGGAAAGAAAAAGAAATGAGTCATTCTTATTATAAAACTTCATATCCTTCGCCAAAGAAACAAAAGGCAGGGGTTATGCCATCTATTCCAGAACCTTCTAACGAAGGGTTTGCTAAGGCTACGGAGCTTAAAGAAAAAACCGTAAACCTTGAAGGAAAGAAAGTAAAAACAAAAGGCACTGGTGCAGCTACTAAAGGTTTGGATTTTACTAGCTACATTAACTAATGGATTTTTTGAAATATTCGGAGTATTTACTCCGCAAATTACGTGAGAGACAAGCGGATCTCACGCATACACTCGCCACTGGTGGCGCACAAGACTTTGTTCAGTATCAACGAATAGTTGGTGAGATTTCGGGGCTTAATTTTGCTGAACAAGAGATAACTGCCCTGCACGGAAGGATGGAAGATGTCGAAGACGACTGATGAAATAGACCTAAGTAGCATAGGTGCTACCCCAAACAGAGTTTTAAATTTTGGTTCTGATACGCCTTTAGAACCTAAAAAGGAGGCAATAACTCCTGAGAATTTAGAATCTCATGCGGATAAACTACCAAAACCTACAGGTTATCGTATGTTAATCCTCCCGTTTACTCCTCCGGAGAAAACAAAAGGCGGCATTATGTTAGCTAAACAAACTCTTGATAAAGAGCGGATAGCTACCGTAGTT